CAAGCATACTAACGTTAAACTCGATATCATTTTTATAAATGATGGTAGCAGTGATGATACTCTCTCACGACTCCTTGCGTTACAAAAACAGAATCCAGAAGTCAGTATAATTGACTTAAGTCGTAACTTTGGCAAAGAGGCCGCACTCACTGCAGGATTGAACATTGCATCCGGGCACGTTGTGGTCCCGATTGATGTCGATTTACAAGATCCACCCGAACTCATACTTGAAATGATTGCAAAGTGGCGCGAAGGATATGACGTTGTAGTTGGAAAACGAATTAATCGCGACTCTGATACGTGGGCCAAACAGAAATCTGCATCTTGGTTTTATCGTATTCATAACAAAATTTCGGAAACTAAAATACCAGAAAATGTTGGTGATTTCAGGCTGATGGACCGTTTGGTTGTGGAGGCATTGAAAGAACTCCCAGAGTCACGACGATTTATGAAGGGACTTTTTGCCTGGGTAGGGTTCAAGACCGTTGAAGTGGAGTATACGCGACCTGAACGCGTTGCCGGGAACACAAAATTCAACGGATGGAAACTATGGAATTTTGCACTTGAAGGAATAACCAGTTTTAGCACTGACCCCTTACGAATCTGGACATACTTGGGGGGAGTGTTTGCCTTTATATCTTTTCTTTTTGCTATTTTTTTGGTTTTAAAGGTACTAATTTCTGGAATAGATGTTCCAGGATATGCCTCAGTTGCAGTTGCAGTGACATTTCTTGGCGGTTTACAGCTAATTGGCATAGGAATTATTGGTGAGTACCTTGGACGATCCTATATAGAATCGAAGAGGCGTCCAATTTACCTTGTCAGACGAATTTACTCTAAGAAGGATTAAAATATGGATCTGAAAGAAATTGATATTCTTGGTTCCAATATAGGGAAACATTGGTACTACAAATCTAAGGCAAATGCGATGACTCGCCTGATCTCTGGTGCATCCCCTTCAACCATCCTAGATATTGGAGCTGGTTCAGGATTCTTCTCGAAAAAATTGCTATCGGAAACTGCAGCAAAAGAAGTTTGGTGTGTAGATATTAGCTACAAAGCCGATTCTGATGCGTTAGAGGCTGGGAAGCCTATTCACTATAGAAAATCAATTGATAAAGTAGATGCAGACCTAGTGCTCCTAATGGATGTTCTGGAACATGTTGATGATGACGTTGGCCTGTTGAAAGAATATATCGCCAAAGTCCCCAGTGGAGCACGTTTTTTAATATCTGTCCCTGCCTTCCAATTTTTGTGGAGTGGTCATGATATATTTTTGGAACACAAACGACGCTACCGTTTGACCCAACTAGAAGACGTTGTTCGTCAGTCCGGCTTAACCGTTAACCATGGGGCTTATTTTTTTGGTGCAGTTTTCCCTATAGCATCAACAATTCGCCTAGCGAGTAATCTGGTACAACGTGACCATAGTAAAGCGCACTCACAATTATCCAACCACCACCCTTTGGTCAATGCATTTTTGACTGCAATGTGCTCCGCCGAAATGCCATTCTTTTCAAGCAATCGCTTAGCTGGACTGACTGTCTTTTGTGTGGCAGAAAAACCGTGATTATATTGCCTGCTGATGAAGGTCATATCCCATTGAAGCATAACTATTTATTACCGCCCCATTTTGGGAGTATTCATCCTACTGCGGTTTATTCAAAAGAAATGGCAGCGATGAAATCTCATTCACTATATGTAATTTAAAAATGAAAATCTTTTCGAAAAACCATCTAATTATAGAGGCATTATCCGGCTCGATATTACTTTGCTCACTCCTTTTCTTATTGTTTTCAAAATACGGTTTTGGTTTTGAAGATGAAGGATTGCTGTGGTATGCATCTCAGAGAACGCACGTCGGGGAATTAGCCATAAGAGATTTTTTTGCTTATGATCCAGGACGGTATTTTTGGAATAGTTTTATCTTTTATCTAACTGGTAATTCAGGACTAAACAGTTTACTGATAGCAGCATCGGCATTTGGTGGTGTTGGTTTGGTCACATCTTGGTACACTATGGGGGTTGCAAAAATAACTTTCCCATGGCGTCTAACCTTTGCAATCATTATAGCAATTGCATTATGCTATCCAAGACATAAAGTCTATGAGCAAACTCTGTCACTGATACTCGTTTCAATAATTTATTTTATTCTTATTTCACCTAGTTCGATTAAACGATGGTTCTTTTTTGGTATACTTACTGGTATAGCTGCATTTTTCGGTAGAAATCATGGTGTTTTCTTTGTTATTTCTGCATTAATCTTAGTTTTATACCTCTGGATAGATAAAACTCTCAAGAGTCCACGCAATTTAGCTTTATGTTACATTGCGGGAATTATTGTCGGTTATCTGCCAATATTGTCAATTATCTCCTTCGACCAACAATTCAGGGTTGAATTTATAGATTCCGTGTTATCGGTCCTTAACTGGCAACTTTCATTACCGATCCCCTTCTTCTGGAGGATGAACTATTCATCCGGAGTTAATTTCGATACAATAAATTATCTTTCCGTTGGTCTGGTTTGTATTTTAGCCCCACTTATTTATTTAATCGGGTTATTCATTTTATTTATAACCTCATTTAAGAGAGGATCAAAAAACCATACCGTTTTACTATTAGGTGCGGCATCGTTAGCGGGGCTACCTTATTTACATCAAGCTTTCGACCGAGCTGATTTTGGACACATTGCACAGTCTATTTTGCCTGTTTTTATTGCAATAGCGGCAATGATATGCGAGTTTTCAAAACATCCTAGATTCCGTATTGCATCTTACATTTTTTGTATTCTTTCATTAATAGTTTGTCTCAGTGCTTGGGTTACTACCTTACCAATGACAAGAATGTTAAGAGCAGAAACTTCGCTTCCTGGCTCCATTGTTAGCTATCAGATAGGTAATAATAAATTCTTGATAAATAGCTCCCAAGCTAATATCCTCAGCGAGGTTCGCAAAATTACGCAAAAATGCGAAGTATCTGATAATGAATTTTTGGCTTTGCCACAATTCCCCGGAATTTACGCATACCTAGGGCTAAAAGCTCCATTTTGGGAAATGTATTATTTATATCAGAGATCTTCAGAATTTCAGCTTCGTCATATTAACGCAATATCTAAAGTTAAAGTCATATTAATTTCTCCTGATGCAACTGTAGATGGACTTGAAAGACTGAAGCTAAAATACACATATGGAGACCTAATGGACCACATTGAAAAGAAATATAAAAAAATAAATTCCACTACATTACCTAGTGGGGTATATATATATATCGCACCCGGCTCGTGTGGCGATTAACAAATCTCACAATAGACAGCCATCTATAACATAAATGCTGCATGAGATATGCAGCATTTATGTATTCATATATACCTACCCAGTGTTAGTAACATTTAACCTTGATAACTTAATAACTCATGGATATATTTAAAGGAATCAGCTAAGCTCTTTATTTGCATGCTATTAAAGTACGTTCGCATACAATTTAGTCTGATGGAGCAACAGGCCATTCAATATCAGGAGCTTCTGATAAATTAACACGCATAAGAAGAACGCGGTACTTTTTCCATACCTTTAGTTCTTCAGTTTCATTTTCGTTAGCGTAACTATCAGTTACTGCATCCTGTCGCCAGGGTATTTCTGAATCAGCATGTAAACGCAAAATTAGACGTTGCTGTTCAGCAATATTTATAAGTTGCTCAATAGAAAGTGGGGGTGCATTAGTCCAGTTCAAACAGTTATCCATATAAACTCTTATTTTTCCTGGCTCTGGTGTACGTGAAAATTCTCGAAAAACATCTTCGGTAACTTCGACTAAATCATCAGGTAAGTTGTCAGCTGAAACGTATGCAGAAAGTAAGTCTCCGCGAATAAATGTATCGCGTGAAGGTGAATATTTATACACTGAACTAACCCCCTTACCAGCCGATTGCAAAATAACGACAAATAACCTGTCCGGCTATAGAGGCCAGCAAAGGGACCGAACCTCCATTAGCGTAAAAGGCTTGCCATGTAAAATAATCCGTCCGTCCTATTCCATTTAGTGTTACGTACGCCTGAATATTCGCGGCGACCTGGTAACCAGAAGCCACAACCTGACAGACTTTAGTGGGAAACTGAATAGGAAATTGGTTTGCGATGTTGCTGAAGCAGTGTTGTTTCCCTGCCCCCACTGAATGATCAGTGTACGTTTATCACCACCGATTATTGCAGGAATTGTAAGATAGCCATTAGTATCAAAAACACCTGTCATCGCGCCCGCTAACACAACGTCTTTCAAACCAAGATTTGAGAGAGCCTCAGCAATAGTAGCAGCACCGTCAGCTCTAATATCAGCGAACGGGTGAGCGCGACTGAGAAATAATGCCTTCAGCGCTGTCAGTAACTGGTTATGTTTTGATTTATCCAGATTAACGCCGGTTGCTTCTACAACTCCCGCCAGTTCTTCCTGCAACATATCAAAATAATCGTTATCAAGATCTGTGGCCGGGGTTCCTGTCTGGGGGTTACCTGCAGTAAAGCCATTCTTGCCCGCGCCGAATTTATCTTTCTGCGCAGTAGGTGTGTCAATGCGATGCATAATGTCTCCGGTTACGGATATTTGAATATTACGTAGGTATGGGACGGGCACAGTTAATTGATAACGCACTCGGCAACAGTATCGCCCCAGTAACGAATGGGCGTTTCGCAATTGTCTGAGCAGGTCATCCAGGTGGCGTCCGTTGAAGCAGGCATATTTACCCGCCAGTAATAACGCCATTCAGTTGAATAGGTCGCATCCATACACGACGACGTACATTTGAAAGGTCCCTTGTTATAGCGCGTGATAGTGGCGCCGGGCTTCCCCAGAGCGGCCAGTTGACGAAGATAGAAATCTTCGTTGATTCCTCCGGTAAGATTAACTTTTGCGTCCAGCCGTTGCTGTCGCTGCCGTAACGTCTGTGTGCCTGATGGTATGCATTCATCAGGCAGACCGCAGCACCGCTCCCATCGGTCAATAAGTTCTGTTGTGGTACGCGGATCAAGCTCCTGCATGAGTTCATCAGCACACTGATGCACCCTGAGCAAAGAAGGCGCTACGCCACTTATTGCAACATCGTCAACTGACCATGCAGGTCCGGGTGGAAGCAGCGCACTCAGTAACTGGACATAATCATCATTACTCACGCCCACGTTATCACCCCCAGTACAGCCAGTTCATTTTTTGCAACTGGCGTATCAACTGTTGGAGAAAGTAGCTTATGGCTGTACTCACCGGCAGCGATAGAAATCGCCTCATTGTACGGGACAGCTCAAGCGTCCCTTCCGGATAGCCGTCACGCAGCAGGAATGAACGAAGCTCGGCCTCAACTGCGGCGCGTATTTCAGGAGTATCCGGGTTCAGGTCAATGGTATAGTTGACCGTTTTTGGCGTCCCCGTAAATACATAGAGGTCTGAACCCGCTACGGGCGCCAACGGTTCAATATGTGCCTGAGCCGCAGCAACTGTGGCATCATCAAGAGTCGGGTTAATCAGGTCGCTACTGGCAATCATAACGCCAACCGTTCCCGTCCCCATCCAGTGCCGGTAAGTCCACGCGCGTGTTACGCCGGGCACTTCTTTTGCCCAGACAACATAATCACCGTCAGCGCCGCCTTGCGGGGTCCAGTAATAGCGTTCCAGGACACGGGCACGCCAGACATCAAGGTCTTCAATATCAAAACCGCCAGTGACCGTATCGGCCATGCCGCCGGAAGGAAGTCCGTTAACCGGCGTAACCAGTGAGAGCGCCTCACCATCATCCATATTTCCGGTTATACCTGTCATGCTGCAGACAACGGGTACACGAAGCACGCCACCGGCACTTGTTGCGTCTGCCTGAACGATGTATTGGACGAGATCGTCACGCTGAATTACCGAGCCGGTGCTCACCTTCATCCCGTTCGTTACGCCATCCCAGCGCATAAAACCTGATGCGGCCACGGCATCTTTTCTCGGGCATCGCTTCATAGCAGCATGCCGATAAAGCCATGACTCATCGCACAGGTCAGGCAGCATATTCATCGCCAGATAATCGATATAGCCATAAGCCGTATGCAGCGCCCCGGCATAAACCTTGGCCCTGACATCTTCATCCATGCGACGAAGCTCATCATTGATGTCAAGGCGTGCAAAAAGGTCTGTGCGGATCATGCTGATGTTTTCGGCCAATGTTGGCCGCTGAAATTCACTGTCCGCCATTGGTGATTACACTCCACAGATCGTTAAAAGAAATCGTTACCGGACCATCCCGTCGCCAGAGAACAATCTTATTCCCCAGTTCATTAATACCGGTTCGCTGGATATCAATGTCGATACGAGATACCACACCGTCATCCAGCATCCATTGAAGAGCTTCACGCAGATAGTTGCGCACGGTATTCACCAGGGCGTTCGTGAGCTTGCTCCGCTGGAGTAGCCACAATTTCGAACCATAACGGTCGTTCGCGACAACCGGCCAGGTATCGCCCCACCACCCCATCGGAACATCAGCGTTATCATCAGGATCGGCGCGGCGGTGGGTGAATAAAGAAATCACTACAGCGCGGGTGAGCGGATCAAGCTGAGAACCGGCGCTTACCCGTTTCCCATTTACCGTAAGCCAGAGTTCCATCACACCCCCATTTGTTTATCAGGTGTATCGGTGTTATTGCCCTGCCCGTTTTCTCTGTGTTTATGCCCGTTATAAGCAACACGCATCGCCGACATTGTCAGGCCAGAAGTATCACAGAGGTCTTTGATCTGGCCCGTTGACTCAATATCCATTTCAAAGCGGGCTTTAGGCGCGTTTTTAAACGTAATCACCTTGCCACCACCATCAACAACAATCCCGGCGCGTGTCAGTGTGACTGACTGCCCCTGGTCATCGTAGAGAGCAACCTCCCCCGTTTTGAGCCCCTTCATGCGATAGCGACGATCAGACACGGTGATCGCAACGGCGTGAGAACGGTCACCATCAGGAAACAAAACAACAGCCTCAGCCCCCGCTTGTGCACGAGAAGTGAAGCCATAGGGTTCAAGGTGCTCAATACCCGCCTTTTGCTGCCCAGCCAGTAACTCAACATCTATCATCTGGCACTTGGAAGCTGCGTTGATACTCTTCACAACAGCGCGTCCAATGAG